CATCCGCAAAGGTGGCGTGGCATATAGAAACCTAGAAGACAGAGTTAGAAATGCGGAAAAGACGAATCACCCGTGACATGATTGAGGCTGCCAGTAAAAAAGGTTGGAGCGTTAGCCAGACTGCCCGACATTACGGCTTTCACAACTCATCAATTGACGCAGCCTGTCAGCGGTTTGGCATTGCCCTGCCGATGCACAAATATTCGCCTGCGTTGAGGTCATCCCGCGCAGTAGGGCCGCAGCCAAGCAGCGAAAAGGTGAAAGCATGGTCAGCCAGCCCGGACGCTATCCGGCGCGCATTGGCGAAAACCAACGGAGGAACAAAATGAAAAAAGGCATCACGCGCGAAATGATCGAAAACGCGAAGGCTCAAGGCTGGTATGCGTCTGAGGCCGCGCGCAATCTAGGCATATCGCCGACCAGTATCAGAAAGGCCTGCATCCGCTTCAATATTTCTCTCAGCCGCCACGCGTTTGATCCATGCGGCATATCTGAGAGCGGGCCGGAAGCCAGCGACGAGCGATCAAAAGCATGGTCAGCAAGTCCAGAAGCAATAAAAAGGGCCTTGCAGAAGGCCGGAAAGTTCTGATAGAAGAATCGCCGAGGGGATCAAATACACCAAGAAACCGTCACGGGTTGGCTTTGTATTGGTCAGAAGATCTGGTTGCGCTACGGCCTATCTCAACCGCGATCCCCTCACGATTTCTCACAAGATTTCAGGCTTTGGCCGCAGCCCCATCGCAGACAAAGCGCCCATGGCGTCCATTCCAACGACGACGCTGACGCGATCAGTCTGCGCAAAAACGGGGTGAGACGTGTAATAGTCGCCCTCCAGCAGCCCGGATGCCACAAGATACTCCGTGCCGACAGCATCCACCCAGACAGGAGCAGTCTCTCGATTGACATTCGGATCAGTGAACCCCGGAGGGCAGGCAATGGTTACGGTTTCCATCAGTAAGCCCCCGTGTTCTGGTTGATCCAGTTTTCGACGTTAGCAATCGTTGCGGCGTCAAGGTTCGGCCCAAAGCGTCCGATTTCCCGGAAGGTGTAACCGCTGAATGGCAAGGTGGTGCCACCACGACGACCGAAGTAAACCGGGTAGGCGAGATAGTTTCCGGTGCCTTGGTCAGCAGTTGATTGCGCTGCCTGGGTTCCGTTGATGCGGAGGGTAGCCCTGTCCCCAGAAATGTCCCCAAGGGCAGAAACGACTCTTGATGTCGGGGCGGCAAATGTTGTTGCCGAAATTGCGTTAGATGCACCAGCGCTGTTCCCGCGCGACCCGAAGGCAAAGTTTGCTGCGGCTGTCAGCGGGCCATAGGTTACGAACGCCCCAGCATTTGACCCAGTGTTTGCGCTGAGTTCTGCGACGATACCGCTCGCAGCATCACTCAATTTCCTGACCCCCATGAACACCTGCACCTTGTCCGTGCCGGGGGTGATCGTCGGGGTGACCATGAAGTCGTCCACGCCATCGTAGTAGAGGCCGTAGGCAGTCTGAACACCTGCTTCGGTGATGTCGTACAGCGATACGACTTTCTGGTAGCTCGTGGCGGTGGAGCCAAGTTCGAGTTGCGCCTGCGTGACGCTGCCAGTGACAGTAAGTGTCAGCGATCCGGCAGTTGGCGTAAAGGTCAAGCTAACGCGGTTGGATGCACCTGTGCCGACAAGCGGGCCAGCAGTAGAAGCCCCAGACAGCGTAATCGTTCCAGTTCCATAGAATGATAAAGTCCGGGCAGCCGCCGTAACTGTCACAGATTGAGTGGCCAACGTCTCCGTCGCGAGGAGCATATTGCGACGCCCAGTGACAGGCAGACAAGCAAACGTGGGGCGAGATGCAGCGGTGGATTGGGTGCGGTGGTTATTGCGACCTGACTTGTCGAGTTGCTTCCCAACAGGCTGACCAACAGCAGTTACAGGAGTGGTCCCTGCGCTGTCCTGAAACAGAGTGGACATGTCGCTGTTATCATATAGCCAACCTGGTTCATTGGCCGCAAACAAATACAACGGCATTCCCCACGGCTGCGAGTTGATCCAAGCATCAATCAACGCCACGCCACTAGCCAAGATGTATTTCTTGCTCACAGCGTTGGGCGGCAGTTTGATGTGGTTGCGCGGCTGATACCAGCGGTGCGTCGGTGTGTTCAGCTCGTCAGCCATATCAGAACCCCTTTACGCGGAATTTGGCGAAGTCTCCGTCGGCCAGCTTGCGGCGGACGTATTGTGCGAAGGCCTGCGTCCCGATCGCCTCGCCACACTCGGCCGCCCACTGTTCCGCGATGACCAACGGGATCCGGCCAGCGAGGCGAAACTTAGCGTCACCATGCGCGCTAGGGGCCATCATCGAAAGCTCGTGATTGTCATCAAGCAGGCTTTGCACGTTTTGATGACGGCGGATGATCAGCTTTCCATCCTGCTCAATCATCTGCTCGTTTACGTCATACAGCTTCACAGCGAGCCTCCAGTGCGGCGGCGCTTGGTTGGCGCTGGGGTTTCACGCGCCACAGGCTCAACGGCTTCAGCGAAGCCCTGCGCGATCAGCGACGCGGCTTTCTCCTGCGATACCTCAATCACTGCGCCGTGATGGCGATCAGGCTGCGGCAGGCGGGTGGTGATAATGCGGATCGTCGGCATTTTCGCTCCTTCTGATGGCGGCAATCATACAAGAAAACAAGGTCGCGGGAAAGGAAAAGGAAAAGGGCGGCCAAAGCCGCCCTGATCCGTATCGCATTGGCTCGACTTACAGCGCGCCGTTGATGTCCGCGATGACGCCATGCGCCTTTTCCGAGTCAACCTGCAGGCCGTATTCTACGGCGATCAGGCGGCGCTCAGAGTGGCCGGTCTTGGCAAGCGGGGACTGCTTGACGTTCGACAGGAAGGCCACGCGGGCGTAGTTCGGGTCCAGCACGAAAACGTCACGGCCAGCGACGGTTTCCGAGTTGGCGGTCCGGGTCTCAAGGAACCTGGAGGGGACAATCTGCAATGTGCCGAAATCGCTTACATAAACGTCAATAGCCGCAACGAGCGACTTCTTGTTGGTCATGTCTTGGTATTTGGTTGCCGAGCCGGTGAAGGTCGAAGAAATCTTCTGCTTCACAGCCGAGCCGCATAGAACGATGGAAGGCTCTGCGCCATTGTCCCAGCACGAGGCGATGACCGACTTCAGCATGTCTTCGGTCAGCGCGCGAACCGAACCATCGGTTGCGGCAGCGTTCGGATAGCCTGCAGTCGTCCCCGACAAGGTGGGGTTCGCGCCGTCAACGGTGCCGGTGGAGCGGTTGACGTTGGTGCGCAGGAACGCAGGCAGGCCAGCGGTGATGCGGGCTTCGTCAGCGCCGCCAGCGTCGGCAGCGATGTTCGAGAGCAGCATCACTTCCATGTCGCGCTTCAGTTCCTTCAGTTTGAAGGCAATCTGCTTTGCGATGGTCTGGATATCGCCTGCGCCGTTGACAGCATCAGCAGTCGACGAGACTTCAACAACCTTGTCGCTGATTTGGGTGTAGTTGCCAAGACGCTTGCCGTTGGTCGGAGCGTCGTTGCCGGGTGCAGCTTCGCCTTCCTTCACACGGTTTGCAGCAGGCGAAGCAAGGTCAACTTCGGTCCACTCGAAATAGGTGTTGGCAGCGGTCTTGCGGCCAATCGCCGATTGGAAGGGGACTTCCATCGGGGAGATCGAGATAAAGGCGTCCTGCAGATCCTCGCGGATCGTAGAAACGTCATAGGTCTTTTCGGTATTCGCGTTCACAGCCATTGGCGTGATCCTTCAATCGGGGTTACATCAGGAGGAACCGTGCGACATCGTCCACAGTCCCGGTGCGCTTCATCTGAGCCTTCGCCTTTTCGCCCTTGATGCGCTTGCTTGCCTGCGGTGCCGTCTTGACGCCTGGCTTGATAACCGGGGTCTTCGGGGCTTGCGTGGCATGCTTTTCAACGCCTTTGCCTGCCATCAGCCGCCGATACTGGGCAGCGTCATGCAGGACACGGAGCATGCGGTGGTCTGCAACCGCACTCAACTCCGAAGCGTCAAAGCCGTAGACCTCTTGCCCGGCTGCCAGCAGATCCTGTTTTGCCTTGGCTGCCGTTTCCGGCTTGGCAAAGGCAGGGATCGCCTGCGCTAGCAACTGCTGCTCTTTGGCGAGGCGCACGCGGTGCGTCTGTTCCTCGGCCTGAGCTTGGCGGGCCATCATCTCCTGCACGGCCTGCTGGCCTTGCTGAAACGCCGCGATTTCCTTGTCGTATTTGACGCGGGCCTCGAGGTAGCCAATGGGGTCTCTGGAAAGCAGTTCCTCGCTCGGAGGTTCTGGCGGCCGCATGGGCACTTGTCCCGTCTGCGCCGCTTGCGCAAATTGGGCGAGCTGCAGGCGCTCGCTCATCAGGGCTTCGTAAACCGCTGCGGCCTGTTGCTTGGTCTCAGCGACTTCCTTCATGCCCTTTTGGATGTAGGCCTGTCCCGAGTAGCCCCGGAGTAGCTCGTCAAGCGGAACCTGCTGTTCACGGCCATCCACCTTCACGGTGAAAAACTGTTCGGCTGGCTCACCCTCGTCGGCGTCCGTCTCGCTCTCGTCGGTGCCTTCGTCCTCGTCATCAGTCTCGGCGTCAACCTCATCAGCATCGGCCATTTCAACCTCGGGCTGGTCTTGTGCGTCATCCGGTTCGGATTGCACCAGCTCATCGGTCTGCTCGTCTTCTTTTTGCGGGCCGCCTTCAATCAGGCTTGCCGCAACGGCGTCAACGCTTCCGTCCATTGCAGTCGTGTCATCCACGGTGCTGCTTCCTTTTCTCCTCGCGCCGCTCAAGCAGTTTCCCGTCAAGGATGACGGAAGCAAACTGATCCTTTAGCATGCGCAGCGCCCGAACCATTCGATGCGCCTCCATGAGCTGTTCAGCATTGCACACCTGAGTGGTGAACATGCTGACTTGTGCGCATTCTAGCACATCAAAGGCTTCTTTGAATAGTGGGTCTTCAATGATGGCCTTGGCCCGCGCGGCACGCTGTGCGGTGTCCATTACATCATGCCCCCGTTAGGCTGCTGCGGCATCATCTGCGGCATCATCGCCTTGGTGGCTTCCTGCTCAGCCTTGATGCGCGCGGTGTCGATGGCAACGCCGTATTTCGCGGCAATCTCGGCCATCGCAATCTCAAGGTCTTGCGTCATCTTGTCCCGCTCGCGATCGTCCTGCATTTGCGCCTTCATGAAATCAAGCTGCAAGCGCTGCTGATCGCTGGTCAGCTTTGCCTGCGCCTTGATCTGCTCGGCGGCAACCATAGCCTGCGCGGGGTCGCCTTGCTGCGGCGCCTGCGCTCCGGGTGCTGCCTGCTGTTGGGCCTGCGCGGGCTGCGGCTGCATGAAATACCGATCCGCATTGTTCAGGCCGTTGATCGCCAGAAGATCAGATAGCGTGTTGCGAAGCTGCTGAACGCCTGCCAACGGGTTGTCCGGCCCGTATGCGCCGATGGTCTGCAATTGGATCTGCATCACCTGCCCAAGCATGGCGGTTTTCTGGTCTTCCCGCCCGGTGCCAAGCCCGACGTTCACCGTTGCGTCAAGATCAGCATCCCAAACGCGCGGATCCATTGGGACATACTGGCCATTGATCCGCAGCATTTCAGCCTTGGTGCTGTGCTTCGCCATCAGCTTCAAGATCTGCTGAAACAGCCGGCGCATGCCGGTATAAGCAAGGTTCGCAACCATGACTTCAACCTGACCAGCCGCGCCCTGCACGGTGGCCTGAACGGCTGCGCGCGTGGTTGATTGCAATGCGTCAGGATCAAGGCCCATGCTGGCACGGGTGACGCCAGTTTTCATTTCAACCATTTGGTCGACGTATTGCAGCGCAACAAGCGTTTGGCCCGCGACAAACGGCACGGAAATGTCCCGCAGCATGCCCGGTTGATTGACCCGCACAACCGCGCCGATCTCGTTATTCAGCAGGTCATCCATTTCGACCTGACCCTTGACTGCCTCAACGCGCGGGTTGTTGGTCATCATCACGTTGTCAACAATGCTGCGCGTGATGGCCGTCGCTACGTCCTGATCTTGCTCAATCAGTTCAACCAAGCTGCGGCCAAAATAGGTGTGCGGCTCAGGGTCGACGTGCCAGCCAGCAAATGGGTGATCGTCAACAGGCTCATAGGACAACAAGCGGTGGCTGCTGCCGCCCATCAGGAACTTGTGCAAGATCGGCATGCCAGTGCCGTCCACATCAACGCGCATATATGCTTCGGTGATCGTCACCTTTTTCATGGACGGGTCTTCAGCGTTTTCGTCCTCGTCGCGCTGGATAGAGTATCTGCGGCGCTCCTCCTCCTCTTGATCGCGCATATCGACGCTGGAACCGTTGTCCAGTTCCATCACCTTTTCTTCATCAATGCCCATAGCGATAACGTCGGCAGCGCGCATTTCGGTCTGGTGGCCGATGATGTAGAAATCTTCGTCAGACCGTGCATTGCGGTCAATGAAGAACTCCTCGGGCGGGATCGTGTCAATGCACAGTTTGCCATCGGTGTTTTTGCGGATGACGCGCAAGTCATAAAGCTGCGGCAATTCGGCAGGCATTTGCGGAAGCTGTGACGGATCGACCTGCTGGCCAGCGGCCTGCGCCTGCGCCGCCATTGTTTGCGCAGCGTCAACCTGCTCTTGCATCATGCGGATGGTTTCTTCATCCGGGCGCTGCTCAACGCTAATGACTTCAGCCCCCGGCGCGGCAAGAATTGCCTGATATTGATCCTCGTCCAGATCTGTGAAGTCGTAAACCTTCGGCCTGTCATATTCAGCCCAATATGCCTTCGTGAAGCCGGTGATGTTGACCAAGGCGTCATGCGTCACATCGCGCAGAATCTGGTAGCCGTTATGCTGCCGAAACTTCGCCGTGGCGTAGGTGCTGGCCTGCTCCATGCTGGCAACATCTTCCGGACCCTGCGGCACAAACTCAACCGGGCGATCTGCCGTCATAAACACGCGCTGGATCGACGGCTTAACCGCGCGGACGGTATCGCGGCATTTGGTTGAGACAATGGCGCTGCGGCCATCCTCTTTGCCAATGTCGGTTTCGCCGTTGAAATAGCGCTGCGCCTTGATGCGCCGCTCCGCAATCTCGTCCGAGATGAAGCCAATCGCCTTGTCGATGCCGTCCGCAACGATGGCTTCAATTTCGTCCTCGTCCAGCGGCTGAAATGTGCCGCCAGCCTTTTCCTCGTCGATTGGCTCAATTTCGACTTCGAACCCGTCAAGGATCAATTCCATTTCGCCATCTGACGCCAGTTCAACATCGGGGCCGTATTTTTCGCGTTTCGCCATGTTCAATCCGTCCCCGATGGGTTGTCAATTAACAGATTGAGGCCGGGCGCAGAAGCGCGAGTTCCTGCGCGCGTCACGGCTTCAATCGCTTTTGCGGTGTTCTGCATGAGTTGCCCCATGACAGTATCGTCTTTCAAGGCCCGCTGCACTAGCGCAGGATCTTCCGACAGAACAATGCGCGCGATTTCCAATTTTTGCCGATCAGACAGGCCCGGGCGCAGGCTGTTGGCCGCATTTCCAATCAACCGCGCCCAAGCCATCATATCGCCACCCATCCCGCTGGCAATATCTTGCGCAACGCTTCCAGCCCCCACGCCGGGGGCCATCATGGTTTGCGCTGTCTGCGACCCCTCAACGATCTTGTTGTAAGCCCGCTGCGCATTGGCTGCGTTCTCAACCTTCTGAACAATTGACGGCGCAGCGCCAGGCGGCAAGGCAAGCCGCAAGGCAGTGCCGGGGCCAGTATCTTCGCTTGCAAGTCCGCGCATTAGACCGGGGGCCGCGCTGGGCCGCGACATTCCGGCGCGGATAGATGTCAGCATGCCCTCGCGGAAGGCCGCAATAGCATCCGGGCCTTGCTTCTCAATATCCTTAATGAGAAGCGCTAGTTCATCAGGGGATCGGCGAATAGCCTCTTGCCCAAGCTTGAACGCATCCCGCGATCCGCGAACAATCTCTGCCTCTGACCGTGCGGCAGCAAGCGCCGGGGAAGCAATATCCAATTCACCCTTCACATCGCTGGCAAGCTCTTTATACGCGCCGCCAATGGTGCCTTTGCCGCCCTGATATGCCTCGCTGGCCTTGTCGCGCAGGATGCGGTAAACGGTTTCCGCCTCGCGCAAAGTCGGATCGCGTGCAAATTCAATTGCGCCATCTTCCGCCACCGTGAAAAACGGGTTTGTGCCATATTTAAGGCGAGCGGCATCTGCTGCATCTTTCAATGCGGCGGGGGCGCGGCGCGCGATGTCCTGCATTTGCGCAATAATTTCAGGAGGCGCGGCCAACTCAACGCCGGAAGGTTTAAATGCGCCTTCATATGCTCGGTTTTCCGCAATGCGGGCGGCCTCATCGCTGGCGCGCTTGTTGGCAAGCGGGTTGCCGGGGCTGCCAAGCGATTTTTGCAATTCGTCCATGGCTTCCGTGCGTGTTTGTCCGGGTCGAACAGATAGAACGCGCTTGATCTCCGCCCCCGATGGGCCGCCTTCCGAGTAAAAGCGGCGGATCATGCTTTCCAGCGTGCGGTTTTCGGCCATGATCCGACCATTCGCCACGCCATCAATGATTTCATCGGCGGTCATGCCGCCCTGTTCAGCAAGCCTCTGCACTTCCTTGGCTACGGTTCCAGCCATTCGGTCGCCAAATTTGTTTCTGACCCAATTCGTCATCGTGCTGCCAGTGCCGCGCAATGCCCCCATCGCGCTGCCGATAACTCCTCCGCCGATGCCACCATATACAGCGCCCTTGCCCATTTCTGCGGCGCGATTAAGTAGTCCGCCTTCGCCAGTCCCGAAGCCATAGACAGCGCCAGCCTTTGCGCCACCAATTGCGCCGCGACCAAGACCGCCAAGAACCGCTGCCGTGCGTGTTGCGGATGCTGGGGCAGCGGCTCCGCCGGACAGAAATGCAGGAGCCAACGCGCCGCCAACTTCCCAAGCGGTGGAGCTGATCGGATAATCCTCGTGATATTGTTTCAGAGCATCGCGTTCACTTTGCAGCGCGGCTTCATAGTTTTGCCCAATCGAGCCTTCGCCAAACGGCGCTTGCAGTGCGGCAAGGATTTCATCGGAAAACCCAAGCAGTGCGCCTTGCGCGGCTGCCCGAGCGCGCTGCGTTGGCGGATCAATAGATGCGGCAAGTGCGCGCAATTCCTCGGCTGATCCAACATCACCTGCGGCGTCAGCCTTGGCGGCGGCTTCAAGATATTGTTCGCGGGTGTAGGCCATGTTTGGCTCCTTACGGCAGGTAGGATTGCGCTCTGGGCGAGATGGTCATAGTGGGCCGTGGCGCGGTGCCGGGAGGCGGCATGGTGTCTATGGTGGGCGACGGTTGCGGCTGCGGAGTAATCTGCGGGCCGGGCATGGAAATATTTCCGCCCATCCACAGCATATCTTCTGGCAGGCCAGCGCGTCTTGCCAGTTCCTTGTATTGGTCAATCGTTGCGGTCGTGTCATTGGCCTTGTTGACATACATCTTCTGCGCCAGCGCGAAGATTTCAGCCCTCGTTTCTGGCGTCAGTTTCCCGGTTCCATCAAATGCGTTCTTCAACGCAGTCCCAAGAGACGGGAACATCGCGCCAGCCCCAGCGACAGCCGCAACTTCGCCTTCACGCGCCACTGATCCGGGGTCAACGATCTTTGCAAATCCGACAGCCAAAGCATAGTCGCTTACAGCGCCGGGCGACGTGTAGAAGGCTTGGATATTGTCAAACCCGTTCTTCACGATGTCAAATGTTGCAGTCTGCGCCCTCAGGTCATCCCGCATCGTGTTGATGTTGGAAAGCTGCTCATCGGTCAGACTTACATTCGCGCCCTGCGGAGGCTCATAGATAACCTCTCCAGTCACCGGGTTGATGACCCTTTTGTCAACGACAACACCTTTGTCCATTTGCGTCTCGCTTGGATAGAACTTGCCGTCCGGCCCGATCTGCCCAGACGTTGCCCCATACACCGCCGCTTCTTCTGCTGTGGCAGGACGGAAGCCGGGCTGCGGCTCTTTCAGTTTTTGCAGTTCAAGACGCGCCTTTTCCAGATTGATCGCGGCCAACGGGTCGGCGGGCTGCATAGCAACGGCAACGGCTGATTTCGCATCCAGCGCGCCAGTCATCATGGCTTGCGCCAGATCAGGTCGTCCAGACGCCTGCAGCCACTGCGCGGTGCGGTTCATGGTCGACTTCTGTTCGCGCGCCTGCTGACGATCCTGCAGAGCGGCGGCAAGGTTCTGGTCAGGGTTCAAACGCAGCGTATTCGCGGCCAGCGCGATGCGGTCGCCAAGTTCTCCGCTCTGCCACTGCGACTTCAACCGCTCGGCAAACGTCTGTGGCTCGTCCTGCATGTCAAGCAATCCCATCGGCATTGTCCCCGTATTCGGCGCGCTGGCTGCCGCAGCGGACGCACTGCCGCCACCTCCGGCGCCTTTCTTGCCCCAGCCTTCCCAAGCGCCCGGCCCTTGGGCTTGGTAAATCCACATGCCAATGGCGTCTTGCAGTTCCGGCGTCATCTTTTCGCTGCCGGTCAGGCCAAGCCCTTGCTTGGCAGCCTTAAGCGTCGTGCCGACAACCTGCCACGCGCCCATAGGCGTAGCAACGCGGCCGATCTGCCCCTTGACGCTTTGACCATACGGGCCGCTTGGAGAGGCGAATTGCAAGGCCTGATCCACCGTCATATCGGTCAGATTGGTGCCTGCGAACTGCCCCCCGGGCCGATTGGCATAGCCAAACAGCGCATTGTAATCCCCGCCACTTTCGCCGGGGAATACGTTGCGCTTCAGCTCGTCAATGGTAATTGCCATGCGTTATCCTCAACCGAACAGGCTAAACCCAGCCGACAGATAATCCATCAGGCCCGGTTTTTTCGTCGTGGTCTGCGTTTGCTGGCCCATGTTGGCGGCACCAGTGCCAGCAAGCAAAGCCTGCAGCGAATTTGCGGGCGATCCGGTATAGCCGCCATACTGGCCCTTTGCCGCGTCAATGAGCTGCTGATTAAGCGCGCGCGCAGCTTCGCCTTGCTGCCATTGCTGGTTGGAAATGGCTTGACCGAAGCCAAAGCCCTGCCCGGCAAGGTTGGATTGAATATTTTGCTGGTTCTGCGCCGCGTTCAAAGCGGTGTTGAACCCCTGCTGCTGCAGGTTGCCGAACATGTTCGCGCCTTGCTGCGCAAAACCCTGATTGGTCAGCGCCTCAGCAACACCATGACGAGAACCACCGAAAGCCCCGGCGCGCGTTGCGCTGGCCCCGATGTCATTGGTCGCCATCTGGCGTTGACGTTCCAGATCCTGCATCGCATTGCCCGTTACCATGCTGGTGTAAGGGTTCATGAACTGGCCGATGTTCGGGCCTGACGCCGCCTGATTATACAGGTTGGCCGATGTTTCTGAGACGTTGCTGCCGACCGGGCTTGCCACGTTATTGGGGTTTGATCCGCCTGCCATGTTATTTCCCCCTGCCCATGCCGCCGCCTTGACGCCCAATAGGGCCAACGCTTGTGATCCGTCCACTCATTGGGTCTGGAAGCCCAAGAGACCCTGTGCCGCCGCTGCCAGTTGACGCAGTGCTGCGCCCGCCAGAACTGCCGCGCCCGTATTCAAAATTGTCATCACGCCCGCCACGAGCAGCAGCGGCTTTCGCGGCATTGGATGCAGTAGCGGCAGCAGTGCTAGCCCCCGGTGCCGCGCCAGTATTCGGATTGACAAACATATCTTGGATTGCCGCGTATTGGCCGGGGTTGCGCGCCTTCAACTCGGCCAAAGCTGCGTCATACATACCGCCAGACGAATAGGCGCTCATGCCGTTGTAATTCGTCGCGGATGGCATGCCGGCCGTTACGTCAGATGTCGGCATGCCGAAGGCCGAAGCCATTTGATTGGCGCCTTGCATGGATGAAACCTGAGCAGGCGTCATGGCGGCAACGTCAGGCCCGTAATAAGGCGTGTAGCCGATGCCGGAAACCTGCTCCGCGCGGGCGATGCCTTTCTTTGCGGCATCCTCCAGCCAAGCTGGAATTGTGACGCTCGTTGATTGACTGCCGCCGCCCATTTACAGTTCCTTCTCCATCACGACCAAAACAGGACGGAACCCGCTTTTGTCCAGTATCCGCTCCCAGCCCTTGCGGCCCGAAATCGTCATGCTCTGGCATCCCTGCGCGCGGCCCCAGTCTGCCACGCTTTCAATTCCGCCTACCACTTCGTCCATCTGGCCACCGGCGAGAAAAACGTGGATCACCTTCTTTCTAGCATATTCCACGATCTCTGTCACGGCGGCAGAGTTGGGCGCAGGCCAAAGCTGCATGCGGCCCTCTAAAATCGCCTGCTTTACGTCCTCAAAGTTATGCGTCCCGCCGCTGTATTCCAGCGCTGCCTCGATGTGCTTGCGGTTGGCGTCGATTATATTCATGCGCGGATCCGTGACAGCGAGTAGACGCAGGATGATCCGACAGGCGCAAAGGCCGTTGCTGGTGCTGCCGTCATGGTCAGGTTGACGTTATCAACGGCCCACATGATTTCGAGATAGTCTCCCGCGGCCATAGGCAGTGGAACAGTGCGCGAAACGATGGCAGCGCCGTTGTTGTCGTTGACGGTATGCTTGAGCTGCGAAAGCGGCAGATCCGTGCCATTGATCCGCAACCATGTCCAAAACTGCTGCGCGCTGGCCGAGGTGGATGTGAGCTGGCAAGAAAAGCTGGCCTCGTATACGCCGCCTTCTGCAACCGTGATTTGCGTTGCAGGAGATCCTGCCACCGTGATGCCAGACGAAACGGGGATCGTGTCAAAGACAACCTTTTGCGCCGTGTTGATCGCCGTGGCGGTCTGCGTCGTCGTCGCGAGGCAGATGCCGTAACCATCCGCAATCACAAGCTGACGCCATTGGCTCTCTTTGGACACGACAGGATAGCCATTCTCAGCATCCCAGAGAATAACGCCATCCTCAGAAGCGGAGGCCGATGCGGTCTTAAACTGCAAACGCGACACTGTGCGGCGCAAATACGACACGATATTTTGCGCCCAGATGTTTAGGTCAGCCGTGACGGGCGGAGGGGAAAAGCCAAAGCTCACCGCAATCCTCCCGGTTTCGCATCAAGCCGCATGATGCCAACGCGCCAGTCTGCTAAGCGCTCACCTTCAACGCGCATTTGCACCTGCCGCCCGGTAAAGCGCACGCTGGTCGGGTTTGCCATGCTATACGGCCCATAGGATCGGATTGTGTCATTCGGGTGAAAGCGCGTCTTGAATGTGGCGCTCACATCGCCCTGCGTCTTTTCGTCTGGGATAAGCATGGTCGCCGCCATGACATTATCGCCAGCGCCAAGGCTGATCGGCCCGCTTTCGGCAAACACGGTTGCGCCGTCCTGCGCCATGCCGGTTTCGTGGTCATACGACACGCCGCTAGCGTCCAGCCAAATAGGATTGCGGAATACGCCGCTATCAACGCCAGCCGTCCTCGCCAGTGTGCCGATTGTCCAATGACGTTCGGCATAGTTAAAAGCAACGTATCGGTCGTTTTCATTGGATGATGACGATGGATAGAGCCACCAGATTTCGTTGAATTGCTGATTGCTCACAGCGTAAATCTTGGACGTTTGCGCGCCGCTCATGTCGCTGAAAACATAGTCTGACACATCGCAAGGAATGTCCTGCACCGCGCCGCCTGAATAGATGTGAAAGCCGCGCTTCCCCATCCAGAAGACGCCTTCATCCACATTGACCGCAGACTTGCGCGAGATAGCCCCGCAAGCCGATCCGACGCGTTCAAAGCCGTAGACAAACGGCGGGCCTTGGTAGGTTGCGGCGTGCGCGTCTTGGTCGGTAATGATGAGCGTCTGGCCGCGTGTCTTGATGCCCAGCATGATCTGGCCGCTCGTCTGCAGCTCGATGTCGCCCGCCTCGTTGGTCGTGGCTGGCGTCCAAGTCGTGTTATCCTCGCGGTCACTCCACTGCACTTTGCGCGGGTTGCCTCCCGCTCCCAATGCAAACAGAAAGCGCTCCCCGGTGACAACAAGCGACAGGTTGTCAATCGGCGCGCCACTGATCGCCGCAGCGTCGTTGGCCGCGTTCAAATCCCATTCCAGCAAGCGGCCATCAGCAACCGAGCAGGCAACGAGGTTTTCACCCCAGTTGTCCAGCGCCCAAGTCGTCGCCTCGCCATAGTTGCCTTTATCCGCGCGCGGAGTGCCATAGGTTGATGCGCTATAGAACCCGCCGCCGTATCCCGTGTTCACCGTCGCGGACAGATCGCCCGCAACAAGATCGGCAGGCGTAATGTCGATGACGGTTCCAGATGCCTGCACAGCCTTCAAGGCGTTGTGAAAGCCAACGGCATAGCGCCGATCTCCGCCAAGGTCTTGCCATGCCAAAACAGCGCGCGGGGCTGTTGAACCTACCGTATCGCGCGTCCGCCATCCGCCGACCGGCCGCATTGTGCCGTCAATCCAGCGCACCAAGTTGGCATCATACCAACGGTTGCTGGCCTGATACTCTGTGCCGTTGCGATAAACGCCCGGCGGGATCTGGAGCGGAATGAGCGGCATGAGTGTCTCCTATCCGCCGGATCATACATCAAGCGCGCGTTTTAGCCAACCTGTCGGTCGATTGGGTCAAGCGCCCGCAACACAAGCCCATCCACTTTGTGAAAGGTCATCGACTGCAAGGCCCGCCGCCCACCGTAGCCCATGCCAGCCGCATAAGCATCAGGCGGACAAAATGCGCGCAGGCTCTCAAATCGCAGCGGCCCGATGTCTTTTGCCTGATCGTGGTGAACGTGGCCTGTGAGGTAATGCCGATGCCTTGTCTGCGACCAGAACGGGCAAACGTCCGACAGGTAAAGCGCCATCTGCTGCGGCTTTCCCCTGTCGCCATGATGCGCGAAGATGGCGCATTTGCCCCACTGCATCATAAACAGATCGCGCGGGTCTTTCTCGACGACAATGCGCGGCTCATTGCGATACCGCTCTGCCAGCGCGAAATTGAGCGTCAGGCTAGAATGCGGGTCATGGTTTCCGCGCAAAACGCGGATATGCAACTTGGCATGCTTTGCCAGCAGCCGCGCCACTGTCTCGGCGATAATCGCAATGCCGATATCCAGCACTTTGAAAAACCTCCCGTCAACGTCTAGCTTATGGCGGCTTGCAGGAGTTTCAGCGCGCATGTCATCGCTGTGGAAATAGTCACCGCCGATCAGCAACACGGCTTGCTCGGCCGCAGGCGTCAGCGCCAGAACCTTGGCGAATGCGTGCCGCATGTCCTGCGCGGCGTGGGCAAGGTCATAATCCTGATCGCCAGTCTCTTTGCCCCAAGCCATCATCCCGACATGCGCGTCCATGAGCGGATAGACGGCGCACAGATCGTCCATGACGCTTTCCGGCGGCAGCACTGGCTCGGCAGGCTCCATGCCCTCTAGCGCGTCCCGTATGCGCTCTGCGACGGCCTCCGGTTGCTGCGCTTCCGGCTTCAACAGGACCGAATATCCGGCTTCTCCGTCTTTAGGCGGGATTTTGGCCCAAGCAAGCGCAGGAACCATATTCGTGCCAACGGCCTGCATGCTGTCGCGGATCGCCGGGTCAATGCGATAGTCGCGGCGCGCATCAGCATCAAACCCACCTCGATCTAGCAGGCGCTGCAATTCGCGCGTCGCAATGCCCAATTCGCTTGCGGCTTCTTTCATGCCGCTGCAGCGCTTAAAAACTTCGATGGCTTCTAATTGGCGGGGTGTCGGATTACTTGCCGTCATTGCAACCCGCGTCAACAAGTTTGATCAGCCGCGCGCCCGTGACCATCGAAACCGGCCCGCCATCGACAGCCAAAGCCGCCGCATGTTCCGTCCGCGCCGATTGGGTCCCGGCGCAGATCGCATTACCGCTGCCCCCGCTCACGCAACCAGTCGCGAAGCACGTTAGGGTCATCATCAATATGGATGTCATCCATACGTTTCCGCGTATCAACATAATGCTTCAACTCCTTTGCGTTGGCGTCAGCCTTGGCCGCTTTTCTGCCGCCAAGCCAACTTGCCAACAACGCGGCAACAACAAGTCCAAAGCCAGCCGCCCACAATTTCAAACGTGCTAAAAACATCATGCCTCAGATCCCCACGCAACGCAGCGATAGGCAGCCATGCGCGCGGCAGGATATTCGGCGATAATGGCCGCTTCCATCTCCAACACGCTGGCATGGCATTCCTGCTCAGTGGCGACGATAGGACCGCTTGCCGTGACGCAGGCGGTCGGATCGCACATGAGCATGACGAGCGAGAAAATCATTTCTTTCCCCACTTCGCGAAGACAGCGCCGGACAACAGCGCGGATCCGGCAAGCCCCACAGCGGCGGCGTTCAGGTCAATGACGATCTGCTGGGCCGCAGCGTCGTAAACCACGCCAGGCAACATGCCGACGATGGGCGCGATGAAATACAGAAGCACGCGGATGTATGTCGGGTTCATGTCAGCCTCCATTTACTTTGTTACATGCTTGACGGCCCACATAACTGCCTGCTCAGCATTGGTGATCGCCAGAGAAAGCTCGCGGCTTGTGCCAATCTCCTGACATTTGGCAATGAACGCTGCGCCGATGTCTTTCAGCGCAACCATTTGCGCTTTTTCATCGTCTGTCAGAACCCGGTATGCGTGGCGCACAGCATTATTCGCCGTGCGGTCGTCAGAATGACTTTGAACGGATTTAGTCATGTCAGCCTCCAAAGGGCAGTTTGTCAAACAAGTCCGCCAGCCATGCGACAAAGCCAGCCATCGCTAGGGCAATCATCGCGCCGATGCTGACAACCGGAGCCTTGCTTGGCTTGGCGGCAACGCCATTGACCGGCGTCAAGAACAGCTTGCGCTCGGCCTCGCGGCGGCGCTTCAATCCCTTCAGCACCTTGCCGCCCGCCTTGTCCCAAAGCAGGATGGCGTCAGCGGCTTTCTGCTTGTTGCCAGCGTTAAACTCGCGCAAGGATGTCGACTTTTTGAAAGCCCCCGGCCCGATGTTATAGGCCAGCGAGACAAAGGCCCCAAATTCGTTTTCATTGATCGGCGCTGTGATGGATGGCGCGATTTGTGCGGCAAACTTGTTCAGCGCCGCATGCAAGTATGCCTCTGCATCGCTCTTGCTGATCGTCATCCCCAGCGCGGGACTGATCCCGACGCCTGCCATCGCCGTGGTGCCATAGCCAATCGTCCAGACGCCGACTGCATCGCGATAGGCATTGGCCCGGAAGCCTTCAAACTCTTTTACCAGATCAACGGCAGCCTGATTGATGTTCATTTGCGCAAAGCCTCCTCGATGGTGTCCAGCTTGGCAAATACAGCTCTGAAGCTATCTTGAAGCTGCTTGAACTCGCGGTCATGGGCTTCTTTGTTTGAGATCGCCTGCGCCTTCAGAACGGCGATTTCTGTGCCGTGATCCTGCTGGCGCTGGTAAACCAGCCAGACAAATGCAGCTACCGGGGCGACGATCCATTTCATCACAGCATCCAAAACTTCCATTCAATCCGCGCCCCATCCTTAAAAAGCAAAAACCAAAGGCAGCACCGTGGCCGCACCTGCAACCGTAGCGATAGCGTCATTGATGTCAGGCGTGCCACGGCCCGTCAAGTCATACGCTTCTTTCAGGATGCCCAAGGAGCAGGCCACAGCAAAGCCAATGATAGGGTCAACCCCGTATGCTGTCGGCAGCGCAGCAATGGCGGCCCCAGCTAGAAAGTGCGCGGTCTTGTCAATCGGCGGCAGAGTCATTTCCAAGCCCTCACGACAATGCGCCAGTTCGCATATGTCAGGATTGTCCGCAGGCCCGTCGAAAAATCAGGAATAGCGACGGCCTGCGCTCCAACCTTCACCTTGATCTGGGTCGCATTCATTGCCATCGCAATGCCGTTGTTTGCCCCGTCGCCAAAGGTTTCAGCGCCGACAGGCCCATACCAATCGTTGACAGCATACCCAGCATCAGCAGTTGTGCAGACGAGCCACATTTGGGCGTCAGCAGGCGTTCCGCCCAGCCCGTGAGTGAGCGTGAACGTGGTCCCGGACGTGAAGGATTGCTGTGCGCTTTGGTATGTCTGGGTATGCGGAGACGCCCATGTAGCGACTGCACCAGTGCCGCCAGATGTCAGAACTTGCCCAGCATTGCCGTAATCCGAGCCAATTCCAAACTCACCAGCCGCGCCGAACCTGAAGCGCGTGCCGCCGTTGACGACAAAGCTCATATAGTCAAAGGCGTGATCATAATCGATGTTGCCGACGATAGCGCTGGCGCTGTCGCCGAAATACAAGACCGACGAGCCATCCGTGTTGCCCGTGCGGATCTGATACGTTGTGTTTGCCGCTGCGGTTGCGGATCCGTTCTGAATGATGTTTCCCGTGAATGTCGGGCTTGCAATGGGCGATTTTGCATCCAACTGCGTTTGGATGGCAGATGTGACGCCATCCGTATAGTTCAGTTCGGTAACCGTCGCCGTGATGCCGTCAAGAGCGTTGATCTCCGCCGCCGTCGCCGTGACACCGTCAAGGATGTTCAACTCGGCAGCAGACGATGTGACAGCCGTGCCGCCAACCTTCCATAGACCCAGCGACAAATTCGGCTTGATCGCCGTCGTTCCGTCCAGCAGATCGTCGATGCTATCAAGGTCAGCGTTGAGCTTGGTACCCCAAGTGTCTTCGGAAGCGCCCGGCTCTGGCTTCACAAGCCCGTAGGTTGTCGTTGTCGTATCGGCCATCGCTGCCCCCTATATTTCGCTTGACCCTATCACAAGGCAGGCTTTTGCGCTATCCCCACGCAGAAGACGCCCCAGCCTGCGCAATCCAGTCAGTGCCAGCATTGGAACCAGCGGCCCAATCCGCCCCCGATCCGCCCTGCGTCACCCACCCAGCGACCGCACTGCTTCCCGGCGTCCAATCCTCTCCTTGCGGCGTGTCAGGCTCCCATTTCAGCACGGCCTGCATGGATGCGACAGAAGCCACAGATGACAATGCGCTGGCGTTTGTGATGATAACGGCAGAAGCTATAGCGCCGCTCGATGCAGACGCGCTTGCCGATGTGGTGAAGATCACGCTAGCCGCCGCGACGGCATCACTCAGCGCTGACCCAACCGCTTGCGCATCGTATACCGCAGAGGCAGACGCCGCCGCGGATGATGTCACTGATGCCGCTGCCGCTGCCTGCTGCACGAGGATGGCCGCAGCAGTTGCCCCTGACGTAACGCTTGCAGGCGCGATGGCAGCGCAGGTCAAATACGCCGCAGCCGTTGCCGCGCTGCTTACCGTCGCAAGCGCGCTGGCCGTGATGACGGATGAGGCAGCCCCGGCATCGTCAGCAAGTGGGGCAGATGCGAGCGGATAGAACCCAAGCACTCAATCACCCATCGGCTGGAGGCGCAAATGTCGTTCCGTCATAGGTCCAGCCCGGACCGACTTCCGGCGGCGCTGTAACCCAATCTTCCATGTGCGGCGGGATATCCCAAAGCAGATAGGCGTCAACCACGACGCCATCTTCAACCTTGGCTTTGACGATAGGATCAATCATGACCACGGCCCCACAGATGTCATGCCAGTTTTGGCTGACACTTGCTGAATGAAGAATGAGCTACTGGCCGATACGGAAGCGGCAGCGGCTGTTGCCAAACCGATTGAGGGAATAATTGTCCCCGCCGTAGTAACCTCAAAGAAACCATCAACCGTAAAATTCACAGTTGCGGCTGTTGCTGCGGTCACCACCCCCGTAGTGGTTGCAGTAAGCGCACCGCCAACACCAGAAAGCGCCCCTACACTTCCGGTAGTTTCTTTTCCGACGGTAAAAATGCGAGGGCGGGCGAGAACAGCCGTGCCAGCCCCGAGAACATCAAAGTTTGCGTTCCCCGATGTGATGGACATGGACGACACGTTAATAATAGCCGAGTATTGGTAAAGACCTTTTTCCAGCGTCAACGCGCCGTTGGTCCCGATATTAAACAGCTTCTGCATCGCAGTGGTGCTGGTCAACGTATAAGCTGCGTCAGGATAGACCCAATACGTCACGCCACCGAAGTCTTCTGCCACAGCGGAGACATAGGCCACGGCAGAACCAGACAGGCTCAGAAGTGACCCCGTGCTGCTTTCAGACAGAACGCGCGTCATGGTGGTGCCGGATGAGGTGTAGATACCCGTTCCGATCTCCCATGCGGTTCCATCTTCAATGACGTAGCGGACAGTTGTCCCATCAGTCACACCAGCCGCCGCAAACGACTGAAACCCAGACGACGCGGAACCAAGAGTGATTGTCCCGGTCCCGGTCGTTGCCGTTGTCATCTTCGCGCGGTTGGCAAGCATCGGCATGCGTTGGCGTCCTTAGTTCAGGGTCACGTCAATGTCACCGGCAGGGAAGCGCAGAATATCGCCCGTGCCAATCGTCTTGGATGCCGTCAACGTGGCGTAAACCAGCATGTTGCCCGCAGTGGACGCGTCAAAGATAGCCGCATGCGTGATGGTTCCCCAGCTCCCCGTTGCTGTCGGGAACTCGATTGCGCCGCTGTTGGATGCCGTATCACCCGTTACGGTCATGGTGACAGACTGCCGCGCATATCCGCTGCCGGAAAGCTCAGTGCCGCCGCCCGTTTCTCCCGGTGCAGCAGTGAACAGGCCGAGATACCACGCCGTCGGGCGCGTCGGTGATCCGGCAGTCAACGCCCACTGAAGGACGCGCGTTTCAAGGTCATTTGTGAAGCTCATGGCGCACCTCGTTTGGTTTTCATCACCAAGCCGGACCCGCCATATTTGGCATCGCTTGAACTGGTGTTCAGGTTGCTGATCCCTGTCGCGAACATGCCTTCCCAGACAGCAATGCGCGGATCATCCTTCAAATACGGCGCACTGTGCAATAGCGCACCATAAAGATAAACGTCAGGCGCTTCGGTCAGAAGCCAGTTTGTCGTGTTGCTGACAGACAGCGCAGGCACGCGGCCATAATACACCAGCGACGAAGCGTATGTTTGGTCAGGCGTCGGGAACAGTTCAAGCCCGCCAGCCGTCAGCGCGTAATTCGTCGGTCGCCCCGTGCGGTCATTGCGATCCGTGCGGAGCTGCAGCATCTGCGCCGTGCTGATCGGTGCGACTTCGCTGGTCGGCAGGTCGGTGATCTGCAGACGGATCGGCTGCAGGAAATCGGCAGGAATGGCGCTGTATTGCGCGTCAAGATCGGCAACGCTGCGCTTTTCCATACGCCAGTGGCGCACCTCGCGGTCAATGCGGCTTTCTGCCAGGCGGATAAATGACGGGATGGCCGCCGTGAGATCTTCCCGGTTTAGGAAGTCCGCGATGGATGTTTGCAGCTCTGCGTAGGTTGCGATGGTCATTTCATGCCCTTCTTAGCCTTGCCAGCCTTCGACAGCGCAATGGCTACAGCTTGCTTTTGCGGCTTCCCGGCCTTCATCTCGGTGCGGATGTTAGCAGAAACCACCTTGGCGGACGATCCTTTTTTCAGCGGCATGTCAATACTGCTCATCTTCGGGCTGCATGGCGAGAAGGCCGAGGGGGAAACCCGCGCCAGCGGCGGAGAACAGAAGTTGCGGGAAGCGTTGGATCAGCTCTGCGCGGGCCGTGTCAGACCCGTAGGTAAGCACGTCCTTCACGCCCGCCCGCCGCAAGATGTCGGCCGTCTGCGGTGCGTTTTCTGGCACCAGAGCGGCAGGGAAATCGCCTAGGCTGTATGCGACCTTTGGCTTCGCCTCAAAGTACTCCGTCGGCATCGTTCTGGCTGTTCTGGCCAGATCTTCAACGTACCCACGCACATCGCTCGGCACGTCGCCAAACCAGTTTGCGCTGCCGCCTCGCCCGATTTCCGTCATAGCCTCTGGCGCCTCATAGACCAAACGGGGGTTCCTTGCGTACTGCTCGATATCGCCCCTGATTATGCCGTAGGCATCCTTAAACGCGTTTGCGATCGGCTCAAACTCATTACCTGTAGCCAGAAGGCCGCGCGCTGCTTTAACCTCGCCCGCCGTCTTGAATTGTGGGGTGACTTGGGCCCTGAAAGACCCGGGGCCGTAATCCCAGCCCTCTGAGCCAGCCGTGTACGCTTTGTCAGATCCCATACGCTTCATGACCGCGTCCAATGTGTACGGCTGCGGCTTTTTGCGATTGCCGGACGGCGTGAACAAATCTTTCGGGTACAGCACACGCTCCGTGTCGACGTAGGCATCAAACCCTGGCATTTTTGGCGCGTCTTCATACGCCTGATAGCCCAACTTTGCCCGCACGTCGCTGACGTAATCCCACATGCTGGAATACTTCTTTGGGTCAATCCCTTCCGCCAGACCGAGTTGCGCCGTTTTCATCATCTCGTCGGCGTCCGCGATGCTGTTGGCCGCGTCCATCCAGTATGTCGCGTCGCGCATGTGGCCAAAGTCCGGGTTTGCCTTCAACGCATCCCGGGCCGTGCGATCGTTTACAAACTGCACGTCGCCACGGGGCTGTCGCCCGGTATACGCGTCGTTTGGCCACACGTTCACGCTGCGTGACGGCAGCACCATCTCTGGCTGCGCCAACAGCGTGACATCCCCGAATTTCTCAAGGGGCGCATTGGCCGGCGCAATCGCCAGTGAGGGCATCGGTATGCCGCCGATATCGCTGGCGACTTTTACCCCGACCGGAGACAGATTGTGCTGTCCTACCATCAGCCCCGGGATAGGGTTGCTGTAGGTCGTCGGCATCGGGCCGCGCTGGTTTAGGCGCTCTGCAATGTCACGGCCAACCGCGCGCGCCGTGTCGCCAACAGCCTCCCGCGTCGGAGACCAGCCAAGCAGGCCCTCCATCAGCGCAGTTGCAGCAGGCGCACCCGTGCGGGCCAAGGCAGCGGCAGGAGCCGCAACGCCAGCCACGCCTGACAACATGTCGCCCAGCGCTGCTACACGATCCCAGCCCGGCACATCAGACGACATCATGCGTTCACCTGCGCGCATGGATTGACCGATGGCCTCAACCGGGTTGAACGTCTGGTTCAGCAGCGTCAGCTTTTCGCGCAGGCCGCCGACATCAAGAATCCCCGGAGTTTGCGGCTTTATGCCCTGCGCTTCCATGTCTGGCCGAATACGGCGCACGGGATACAGCATCCCGTCAGCGCGCTGCTCATAAAGCACGTTGCCGATTTCGCGCAGGTTCTCGATTGCCATATTCCGCCTCCGTTTGCGCGCAACATATCACGAAAGGCGCGGCTTGGCTATTCGTCGTCATCCTCGAGCAATCCAAGCGCGTTGATCTTGGCATGCTCCAGCAGCCACAGCGCTTCCATCCGCGAAACGCTGCCAGAGCTACGCAGGTAAAACCGCCCTTCCGGCGTTTCTCCAACGATGCATACCTTATCCAGCCCGCGCTCGATGGCCTCGCGCAAGGCTTGCTCTGGCGTTGTCATCTCAACGGGCGACGGAAACGCTGTTACGTTGTCGGTCATGCTACACCTTTCAAATTGCGTCGGATCGGCCCAGTTGAAATGCCGGAATGCTTAGCCTTCTCGCGGTAAATGGCAACCAGCCCGGCAGCATCAGCCCCGTGGCTGGAATGGTCATGCTCAGGCCCAAGCCCGATGCCGCGCACAGCGTCACGCTTCTCGTGATACCATGCCAGCGCGGCACGTCCACCTTCAGTCGTGTCCTCGTTGAACCTGCACTGCTGAAATATAGCCCGCAGCGCATATATTCGCTCCACAGCCGCGCCTTTGCCTTGGTTCGGCACAACGTCAACCATGAAGCCAGCCTCGCGCAGAAAGCGCTCAGGCGTGACGCTGTAGATCGTATCGTGCTTGCGGCCATCATGCGGCAGGACGCATACAGCATCACCCCAGCCGCTCTTGTGCAGCCATTTGACATGGGTTTCAAACGGCTGCCCGACAGCCTCGTAATAGTCCAGCCAGCGCACTTCCTCTCCGATGTATTGGACGATCCAGATCGCCGTCGCGTCGGCTGCTGTTGATGTGCTGCCGATATCCCAGACCGCATATGCCTTTTGCATGCCCTGGCGCGGGAAGAACGCAATGCGATCCTCACGGCGCGCTTTCTCCAGCAGGTCGGCGTAATACGCGCCCTCAAAGCCGCGAAGATATGCGCCTTCCCATACCCATGCGTAAACCGCAGGATCAAGGCTCTTTTGCTGGTCAAGCCGCAGATCGTTCAGCGCTTTCGGGAAAAATACGTTATCTTCCCAGTTCACCTCGATGACATAAGCGCCATCTGGCTTGTGCCTGCGGAAGCGCCGATCAACAGGGCTGTTTTCCGTTTTCGGGTTCCACAGCGCCCAGATCTCTGACTTAGGCTGCCGGAAGACTGTTGCTTCAAGCGCAAGCCATGAGCTTTCGGGAATGTCTTCGGCTTCCTCAACGATAGTCAGATCAATCTTCGCCAGAGATTTGATTGACTGTTCATTGCGCCGCAGACCGCGAAAGATAAACTCAGTTCCGTTTGCGCCGCGAATGTAATCAACGCCAACATCGTAGTGCGCCGAAAGCCAAGGATGCGCGTCGATGGCGGCTTTCACCTCGGCGTGAAAAGATTCCTTGATCGATGCCTGAAATTCACGAACGCACAGGATCCGCAGCGGTTCGGCGTAGCCCCAAACAGCCGCCATGATTGCCGCGCTGAATGACTTCCCCGAGCCGCGTCCGCCGTGCATCGCGCGATAGCGAAATTCCCCGCGCGCCGGAGCGAACAGCGGGACCAGCTTAGGCGGCAGATCAATCGTTGCTGTTTGCATCGGCTGCGCGGATGATGATCTGCTGCGGCTTCATGCTGCCGTCGCTGCTGGTCATGTCGATCTCTTGTTTCTCGCGCCAGCCTGCGCGGGTTTTCATCCAGAAGATCATGGCGGCGGTGTCGCCCTTGGTGGCCTTATTGAACAGCGCACCGCCGACCGATGCATTGGCGCGGGCCATCGCTTGGTCCAGTTCGGCCCGGTAGTATTTGGTCAGCGTTTTGTCATCGATGCCCAAGATGTCGGCGATCACTTTTTGCGGCGTGCCGATGGTTGCGTGAAGCTGCACAAGCTGGCGGCTTTCCTTGCTGGGTTCGTGCGGTCGGCGGCTCATGCTGCGATCCTCTTGGTTGCCAGCGCGCTGAACGTCTCGCCTGAGCCTTCAAGCGTTGCCTCTTGCCCGGTGAAGTCCTGCCAGCGTTTGATGATGACGTCGCAGTATCCGCCGTCACGCTCCATCATGTAAGCGCGACGATCAGTTTTTTCGCATACTATCCCAAGAGTCCCGCTGCCAGAAAACAGGTCAAGAACCGCGCCTTTTTGCGGAACGGACAGGTATTCCGCCGAGAACTCAATAACCTCAACCGGCTTTTGCGTAGGGTGAACGCTGCCCTTTAGTGCCGATCTGTTGACCGTCTTGCTGCGAAGCGGCTTGTCCTCGGTTGTCCATGCGAGTTCGCCGTCGCTCATGGTGAGGCCGTCTTGCCCCTTGCTCCAATAAATCCATCCGCGCGTTGCGGGCAGAAGGTCCGCGAAATAGTTCCCGCCCCATATGACAGCCGGGACGCCAAGCGCAACGATGTAGCCAAAGATTGATGCGTCGGGCCGCTCGGCGTCCCATCCTTTTTTCTCGTGGTGCTTTCTGTTGTGCTTTGGGTTTGCGCTGACGGATTTCTTTTGACCGTCTATGCCAATCCCATAAGGCGGATCCGTAATAATAGCATTCGGAACAGACCCATCCATCAGCCGCTCCACCGCGTCGATGCTGGTGCTGTCCCCGCACATCAGCCGATGCCGCCCCAGCACCCACACATCGCCCTCGACGGTCACGGGAACCGCAGGCACCTCTGGCACCGCGTCCTCGTCCGTCAGGCCTTCGGTTGGCTCGGCCAAGAAGTTGCCGATCTCGTCGGGATTGAAACCCGTCAGGCTCAAGTCAAATCCTTCAGCGTCCAGATCCTGCAACTCAATCTTGAGCAGCTCGTTATCCCAGCCAGCGTCCAGCGCAAGGCGGTTGTCCGCGATGACATAGGCGCGCTTTTGCGCCTCGGTGAGGTGCGCGGCCTCTATGACGGGCAGCGAAGCCAGGCCCAGCTTTTGAGCCGCCATGACGCGCCCGTGGCCTGCGACGATGCCGTTCTTGCCGTCCACGATGATGGGGTTGAGAAATCCAAATTCGCGGATGCTGGCGGCGATCTTGTCCACCTGTTGCGGCGAATGCGTGCGGCTGTTTCGGGCGTAAGGGATCAGTTCTGCGACGGGGACTGTTTTATAGGTCGGAAATTCGCGCCCTGCTGGCATTGCTTTCGCCTTTCATCTCGGACCATTCGCCCGGTGGATTTTGCCAGACCAATATAGCCCCGCGCCGAACAAAAAGAAAGCCCAGCGCGAAGCTGGGCCAAGTTAAGGCAGACATGCGTTACCAACAGGGAGAGTGCTGGTAAACGGATCATAGCGCGGTGATGTGCGCTTGGGAAGCGTCATTCAATCACCCCGTCGCTCAGGAAGTCGATGTCATCTTCCATATCCTCGCCGCGCCGGATGGCCGTCACTTCAGCGCCTGGGAAAGATAGCTTAACCGCATCGACAAGGCCGTTGCGGTGTGCGTGCAGCGCGATAGCGACTTCCCGCATGGTGTGGATGGCGATGCCCGGACGCTTGGCATATGCGGCAGGCCATTCGCGGTGATCTTCAATAATTCCGTAGATTGTGCCATCGTATTCGTGTTCCCAAATCATCGGATCAGAAATTGGGTGGCCTGATTTAATTGCCTCCTCATCCATTGCTTTTAATCCGCGCAAACAAACTTCGACCCAGAATTTAACTTTGTCCGGGTCTTCGGCGTCAATTGCCGAATTGAGGCCAGCCATTGCCTTGCCCCATTTATCAGCGCTTTCGACTGATACCATTTCCGGCAAGCGATCAACGCCCCATTTGGCATCCATGGCGCGGACAGCATTGTCAAACGGTGCCAGCGACAGATCGGCGCGGATCTGGTTGGCCGTTGCCTGCTTGTGCAGGAAGCGGTCATCTTTCTTCTGGCGTGTTGGTCTATTGGCCATCGTGGTCTCCTCTTTTCTATCTTGATCCATGCTGCCGTTGCCAACCCTAGACTTGGGCAACCCCAGCGGTGTGCGCCGCTGCTGCGCCGCTAGGCAGGCAGCAGTGGCGCGCACTGCGCCGCTGGGTTTACCCTATAGGGTTGGCTTTCCAGTGGCGCAACCATTTTGCGCCGCTGGCGCGCCACTGAAACGGAATTTTGAAATCCAGTGGCGCACATCAAATTTGCTCCCCAACTCGCCCAACCGGGCGCACACCTTTGCGGTCCTTGCGCTGCGCTTCAGAGCGATATTCAAACTCCTCGATCAGGCCGCGCTCATGCCATGTTTTGATGATGCGCTTGGCCTGTCCTTCATTCTTCATATGCGCCGGATCATCAAAGGCGAATGTCGTGACAACACGGCCAACGAATCTATCGCGGTCCTGCGGCCTTATTGAATAATATTCTTCTGACCCGTCACTTGTTTTGGGTCCAAGTTCAATTAGGCGCAGCATTTCGTTGACGACTTTATCAGTCATCCCTTTCCACTCATCAGGCAATTCAAAAGGCACGCAGACGCCAATCCATTCGCCATTGTCGATTTTAACGCCGATCATCTGTCGGTATGTTGATTTATCTGCTGGCGGCGCAAGGTTGGCTTTACCGTCATCAACGCGGAAAATTCCTTTTGCCTGCTCTGGATCAACGCCCAGCTTCACGGCATCATCTTCGGAAACCCTATTGATAACCCGCGCAGCCCGTGCAGCCCCGATCAGTGAGCCTGCGCCGCGCACGCTGTCAATGCTGGCATCCTCGCCGTTGCCTTTGCGGATATGGTGAACAAGCCCGATGGCAGCTTTAGTTTCGTCTGCCACGCGCCGGATTTCGGCCACGATGGCGTTGACGGCCATGTTGTCGTTCTCGTTAATGCTGTGCGCGCCGACGAATGGGTCAATGAACACGCAGCCGATCTGCTTTTCGGGGATCTTGCGGCAGAGATATTCGACTAGCTTTGTATTTGGTAGGACGCCTTCGCGGGTCTGGATGCCAAACTTTAGGCTGAAATCCCGGCCCGCGTTGACGAATAGGCGGCCAGCAACTTCGGCGGGCTTGATGCCATAGTGCCGCATGGCCGACAGCACGCGGCGCTGGATTTCTTCAAGTGGGTCTTCAAGGTTGACGATCCAGACGTTGGTGCGCTCTTTGACTTCCTCGCCCAAGAGTGGCCGACCCGTGACGATGGCCAACGCTTCCACGATCTGGAGGCTTGTTTTGCCGATGCCGCCAGCCGATGCCAGCACGCTGACGAAGGATCGCAGATAATGGTGGGCATAAATCCACCTGCGCGGCTCGATACTGGCCTCGTCAAACATGTCGTAAAGGCTGGGCCAGTCTGGCGCGCTTTCTGGCGCGTCTGCGGGCGCATCTGGTATATTGCTGGCCCCGTCATCATCAAAGTCATCCATCGCGCTGCTGGGCGGCTCTGGCGCGGCCTGCGGTGCCACATAGTCAAAGTCATCCATGCCGTTCTCCGGCATTTCGCTGCGGGTTGGGTTGATCTCGTTGCCGTAGGCGCGGACGGCTGCATCGAAATCGCCGCCATGCTCGTAATGGACGAACAGGTCAAAGGCATCTCCCCAGCAATAGGAATGTTCGCCCAGCGACTTCGGGCGGCCAACGCCAGCGGCTGCGTCTGATCCTGACAGGCTGACCCAATGCGTGCCGAAATTCTCGGTCGCGTATGATGGGCTGGTTTGATAGCGGGATCGGTAATGCGCCGACGATCCGCGCCGCTCGTATTGATAGCGGGCCAACAGGTCGTCAATGATGTGGTCTGCGTTGAAGGCATCGACCGGGCTGACCTCATCGGGAAACTTCTGGCGCCGATCCGCGCGCTGGCGTTCCCGCTCTGCCCGCGCACGGTCGGCCTGCTCTGCGGCAAGGCGTTGCTGTTCCGCGCGGCGGTTGACCTCTTGGATGATCGGGCTGTCCGCATCGAGGCGCAATGTTTTGCCGCGCAGGATGCGGTGCTGATAGAAGATCGGGCTGGCGTCGTGGTTGCGCTTATCCATCGGCACGTTGGGCAGATAGATCGGCTGGCCGCAGCGCGCCAACGCGCCGTCTGGATGGATGCCGTTGATGTGCAGCAGGTCAAACAGCGCCGTTTGGATGGCCTCATATTCCGCGCCGGATATGACCCCGGCCAGCGGGATGATGGCGCGCCATTTGCGGTTGGCTTCGGATGCGCCAGATGACGAATAGATCAGCAGGCTGACATCGCCGCAGACAGCGCGCACAGCCTCTTGAACCTCGTCAATCGACGGGTTGCCGCGGTCGATGTCGATGGCCAGCGCGCGGAATGTTCCATTCTCACGCTGGGCTTCATGGGCGCGACCGTCGTGGCCGCGATATGTTGACGGGATGAAGAAATCCGCATCGCGCTTTTCTTTCGCCTGTGGGTTTTGGACCAGCTTGACGATCTCGTTCCACGCGATGCCGGGATAAGTCTCGCCGGGTTTGTCGATCAGCGTGAAAAAGGAACCGGGCGCGGTGAGGAAGCGGACATCAGACATTATTGACGCCCTTGTAAATAGCATGGTTTGGCTGTAGATTTTTCATCGGACAATCTCCTCTCGGTCCTCATCGCTTAAAGCCCGGCAAGTTGGTCGCTTGCCGGGCTTTTATTATTTTATTAACGCCATTCCATAATCCACGGGATTTCATCATCCATGGATTGCTGAATTGCTTGCCGTTTTTCTTCCGCCAACGGCTTTTGCTCAAACGGGTCAGCCTTGCTTTCCACGGTGTCGAAATCATCCATCCCGCCGTCGCCGTAGCGGGCTTCTGTGACCTGCACAGCGTCCAGCAGCAGCGAGATGCCGCCATTGCCTTCAGGATCGACCACAGCGACGGCCCAAGCGCGCACGGTGCCTTTGCTGCCGCCCCAGAAAGCCAGATCGGCCAAAGGCTGCTTTTGCCCGTCGATGACGGTAGGTGCCTTATTCGGGCTGCCGTCTTTCTTCATGCCGTTGCGCTTGGCCGAAAAGCTGACGGTCCCGGCTTCCTCGTTTTTCTTCATGCCGAACACGGTTTTGAATTGCGGCATCTTGGAGTTGCGGGAGCGACAGGCTTCGTAATGGGCGCGAAGCTGCTCGTAGATCGGGCGGGCATCTTCTTTCGACATCTCGAAGCCGACCGACCATGCAGCGCCTGAAGCGGTCTGCGCGCAAGGTTCGCTGGCCTGCTTCTGGGTATTGAAACGATAGGTTTGGTTCAGCTTCGGGAATTGCAGCGTGACGTTTTTCGCCAGCACTTTCAGAAAGTCATCATTGTTTGCCATGGTGTGTTCTCCTCACTGGCGGGTTTTAGAAGTCAACGCTTTCGTCGAAAACGTCAGCCTCAGGCTCATCGGTCTGCCAACGCGGCAGGTCGATAGGATTAATCAGTGGCCATCCGGTTGTATAGTCACCGGATGCTTCGGCCTTGCTGATTTTTTCTAGGGTCTGCGTCACGCGCAGATCGGCGGCCTTCAGATAAGGCTCACTCAATTCGTGCAGGCCGATCGCGTAGGGGGCTTCTTTCTCCACGGCGACGAAGATGAAAGCCTTGGCCTCATGCCCCGCAGCGCGCAGGCAGCGCAGGTAGAAGGCGGCTTGCAAATCGTAACCATAGTTACGGAGTTCGCGCGGGAAGCCTTCCGGGCTGGCATCTCTGGTTGTCTTGATGTCGAACACGATGCCGGGATGCGACAGATAGCCATCGGGCCGGCATTTGATTTCAACGCCTGTCACCGGGTCGGTCGCAAAAAAGCTGGCTTCGGCAATGAAGGTTTTGTCGATCAGGTAGCGGGCGACAACAGGATGCGCGCGGGTTGATTCGGCGATGCGTTCGGCCAGATCAAAGTCGCTTTCGGTTAGCAGGATTTTTCCATCCAGATCAGCGGCAAGGCTGGCCTCTTTCCATTTGTTGCCGCGGCGATCCTCCGGGCCGCGCAGGACAAGGTTCTTTTCGGGTTCCAGCGCCAAGGCATGCACGGCGCTGCCGAGAGCGAAAGCCGGGCTTGATTTGTAAACCTTGTTCTTCCAGTGCAGCAGGGATTTGCTGGCAACCATCTTTACATCGCTGCTGCTGATCTCTGGGCGCGTGTGGTATTCGGTGTTTGACAGATCGCGGATCATTTCTTTCCCTTTCCATAAAGTGCAATCAAAGCGCTTTCGGCCCGGCCATCATCCTTCACCCGCGCCCACTGATCCGAGCAGTCGGGGAAGTATTGGCTGGCCAGCGCGCGGCTTGCGTTCTTGTCGGTCGAGAGCCGCATGGTTTTCTTCCACGCGGACGGGTCAACCTCGAAAACCGGGATGCCCGCGAAAAACAGGCAGGCTTTCAGTTCACCGTATGCCTGCGCGATGGTGACGGCGTTTTTGATGCCGATCATGCGCGGGAAGAACGGGCGTTCCAACCAGCAACATTTGACTGGACCGATGGCAGAAATCAGCGCCCGCTTTTCGTCGAGCGTGCCGGGCATGTCGTGCGTCGTGACCTGCATTTCGTCGCAGTCCAGCACGGCGAAGGCACCCTTTTTTCCTAAATCAATTCCGATGATGCGGGTCACTGTTCACCCCCAATCTCGCCAGCCAGCGCGCTATACCCTGCCGCGTCGACCGCTGAGTCCACATGCTGCGGGTTGGCCTTCATCCGCGCCAGCTTCATCAGCGTCATCATCACGGCCACATCGTGCGGAGCGACGGCATGATCCAGATGCGCCGACCAGTAGGCCGCGATGAGGCCGAAAAGGTTTTCAGCTTCGCCGTGCGTGGCGGCCCGATCAACGGTCACGCATTGCTTGGCTGCGTCAAGGATGTCTGCACGATTCATTCCACTTTCCCCCAGTTTGCCGCATCGCGCAGCGTTTCGTTTCCGGTCATGTCGGCCAGCCGATTGCGCGCCATGGGATGCGGGGTTGTTTTGCCTTGCATCCAACGCCAGACTGTTGCCCGGTCGGCTGGGATTTGCGCGCAGATCCAGCCCAGCTTTCGCCCGCCTTCATCTGCCCATTGCTTGAGTGCGTCTTGCGCCTTCACGGCGTCCTCCTGTGTTGCGTCGTCTCGCAATACATATTTTGCAAGAAATCTCGCGTCAAGCGCAAATTTGTTGTTGCATGTGGCGCGGCAGGTTGTATGGTGAGCATACGAGTTAGCAAACAAGGATGACTGAGATGACCGAACAAATGAAGCGCACCCTGATGCTTGCAGCAAGCCAGATTGGCGTTGCTGGATCGCAACTCACCTTTGAGGCGGAAAAAATGGGTTGGGTTGTGTTCTTCAAACGCCCGCAAAACAGCATGACGCCAAGATACAAAATTACGGATGCTGGCCGGGATGCTTTGGCCGCCTGACCTTCCGGTGACCAGCCCTGCGGGGCTGGCATCCCGAAGGCCAACCAAGCAAGGAGACAAAACAATGCGCATCCGTGACATCATCGGCGACCTGATCGGCGTCATCGCAATCTTCGCAACGGGCTACGGCTTGATGCTGATCGGCTACGGGATGGGGCTGTGATGACCACCATAGAACAACTTGACGAATACATCGCACGCAAGCAGCAACAGATCGACGACCTTGTCGCGCGGCATGGCCAAGGCGTCAGGCCGGGGTGGGTTGGCGAGGAGATCGCCATCCTGCAATTTTACAAAGCAGACGCCGAAAAACAACTCGCAGCAATGGAAGAAGCGAACAATGGGAACGACTGAGATCATCATCACCAACGTCTTGGCAACCGGCAGCAGCTTCGCCGTGCTGGCCGATGACATGACGCAAAGCGCATTTATCCCCAGCAAGATCACCGCAGCGCGCCCTGTGCGCCCCGGTGAGCGCGTGCAAGCCGTGCTGGTGCCGAATGTGGCGCACGGCGACAAGACGCCGTGGATGGCCGTTTCGCTGGATGGCGGCATGGATTTGACCGCGCCGCCCAGCGATCTGGAAAAGCTGATTCTTGCGGATCTGGACGAAGGCCGCGCCACTGTGCTGGAAGTAGCGGACAGTATTGATCGCCCAGAGGAAGCCGTGCGCAACGCGCTGACCGACATGATTTCACGCAACAAGGTCATCGCGTATCAGGTTTTTGATTTGCCGGAGGGCAAATGATGTTTACCACGACCCGCATCCTTCGCAAAAACATCTATGGCGACAACATTACCCACGATTACGCGGCAGTCACCCTGACCGCCATTCCGGGCGTCAAGATTGACGGCGACCGCAGCGAGACCGCCCCGACGCTGCCGATTATCCGGGCGAAGCGTGTTCCGCGCTCTCCCGCAGGGATCGCGCTGACAGCCGCCGCAGCGCGCCGCGTCGAGATGTTCCGGCAGGCACTGATTGAAGCAGCACAGGAGATTGAAGAATGACTGATTACAACGACGGAAAAATCCACGGCTGGAACGGCGGCGACTGCCCGGTGCATCCTGATACGGTGGTGAAGGTGTGGTTTGACGGTCAGCTCAAGCAACAGCGTAAAGCTACGTTCCTCCGTTGGTCTAACGACAGGACCGGATTGGATACCGACATCATCGCCTTCCAAGTGGTCAAGCAGTTTGTCGAGCCGAAGGTGCTCTGGGTGAATGAGTATGCGGGTGTCTTCTTCGTGCATGAGAACGAGGAAATAGCCCGCGAAAATGTCCAGCCCGGTGTACATCGCATCGCCGTGAAGTATCAAGAGGTGAAAGATGACTGATTACAACGACGGAAAAATCCACGGCTGGAACGGCGGCGACTGCCCGGTGCATCCTGATACGGTGGTTAAAGTATGGTTGCGAGACGAGGATTGGAACGAAGGCCCGATGGAGGCCGGGTTTTTGGGTTGGGCGCATGACGACGACAACTGCGACATCATCGCCTTCCAAGTGGACGAGGCTTATGCCGACGAAGAACTGAGCATCTCTGATGCGACCTTGATCGCACGGCTGCGGGATGAACAGCCAGTAACGCAAGATTTCCAGCACACACTGAAGTGCGCCATGATGGATGCAGCCGCCGACCGCATTGAACAGCTTGCTGTGACCAACGAGCAACTTGTTGCGACCAACGAATCCCTGATTGCCGAGAACAAGCGGTTGGGCCAGCAGTGCGAAGGCTTGATGCAGGCCGGAATGAACAGTGGTCAGGCGCTTATTATTGCTGAAAACAAGCTGGCGAAGGCGGTGGAGGCGTTGGAAGGCATGTGCCTTGAGTTTCGCCAATACGATCTTCCGTATGGCAGCGCCGCTTACGCAAAAGCTACAGCCACCCTCGCAGAGATCAAGCTGCACAGCGACAAATTTGCTACGCAAAAAGGAGAGGGCCAAGATGGCATGGTCTGATTACAAAATCTGTGACCTCTGCGGGGATGCAAAGGTATTCTATGACGCAAACATCCTTGACGAGAGGTATTGCGCCACTTGGGGAGAGCCGTCCGATTACGACCCTATCGGCCTTAAAGCCATCTGCGGCGAATGCAACAAGACGCATGAAGTGGTTATTGCCCCCCGCGCCACCCTCGCAGAATTGAAAGGAGAAACCCATGAGTGATCCACGAAAGATCATCTTGGATGATGGTGAAGTGATTTACAAATGCCGTGAATGTGATTTTGAGACTGATGAAAATGGTCAGTGCAGCGAGAGCAGCATGCCTTGCTACTACTGCACAGATCAATGTTCACAATGTGGTCGTGGCTATTGCGACCAATCTTGTTGAGGAGAGAGCCATGAGTGACGACGATCTGATCGAACGGCTGCGGGATTGTAGTAGCGACGAAGCAATGTGGTCCAGACAAGCCGCCGACCGCATTGAAGCCTTGATTGCCGAGCGGGATGCAGCAGAAGACCGCGCTGTGCGGCAAGAGTCGGCGATGGAAACACTCCGTCCCGTTTGGGCGCAAGGCTGGACAGGCGAAAGCATGGCAGCACAGGCAAGTGCAACCGCGCTGGCGCAGCTTTGGCAGATGCTTGGCGCGTCAAACCAGACTGAGGCTGTGATAGCACTCCGCGCCGCCCTCGCCTGCGTGAAGGGGGTGGTGTGATGATCACCCGCACCTCAGGACAGTTCACAGCCCTCGTGGCTCTATCCCATATGGTGGCAGGCCGCGACCTTGCACCCCCGCGTTGGACCGCAGCCAACGACACCAAACGCCCACCATCCGGCAAGGACCGCAGCAAGGTCAAAGCCGCGCGCAAACAGAGGAACAAGAAATGACCAACGAAGAACTGGACGCGCTGGAAACACGAGCGATGATTGTCGACCCCCTGCTTGAAGTGGATTACGACACGCAGTTGGATGTTGAGCGGGACCCCTACGGAGCGCGTGAGGCAATCGAAACTGCGCTTTACCTTATCCGCGACCAAGCCACCGCAATCACCACCCTTCGCGCACAGCTTGCCGAGGCGCGGGCGGAGTTTGCAATGGCGAGGACCGACGCAGATGAACTGCGCATGTCGTTGCGCCGGGCCGAGGCAGCACTGGCCGCGCAGATTGAGGTGGATGCGGGGATTGTCACAGCGATGAAGGGTAACGGATGGGATGAGAACCCCGCCGTCCACCCATATGACAAAGGCTATATCGCCGCCTGCGATGCCGCAATCAGCCGTATCCGCGCCCAACCACAAGACCGCACCGCGCTGGACCATTACCGTGAAAAGGCACTGCGGGATGCCCCCGATGCGCGTTAAAGTCAGAGGCACGCTTTACGAGAGCGTCAAAGAGTGCGCC